GATCATGTCAAACTGCACGCCGCGCGGCTCGATGGCCATGGCATAGCCACCTACTGATTGGTCTGCCATGATCTTGGCGTGCATACTCTCGGCAATCGGATCAGCAGTTTGATCTGGAATGGCGCCGCGCACGATGATCGCCACACGCACCGTCAGCGTCCAGTCAGTCTTGCAATGGCTGTTGCTGATCACCGCCTGGTCTGAGATCGGCTCCACCACAATGGCCGGTGATTCGCCGCGTGTGATCGGCTCCACCCTGCTGCGGTAGATGCGCGTGCTGACGCCTGTCGTACCAGCCAGCGATGATGCAATGGCGGCCAGGATGCTCTCGCGGCGTGTTGTCATGGCTCAGGCGCTGGCGACTTGGGTGACTGTGCAGATGATGCCCGGAATCGCCGGATGCGTGGCATTGCCAGCTTCGGCGTGGATGTAAGCATCAACATCACTTGCCGCCCACATCAGTTCAATGTAATCAGCTGCGGCCAGCTTCAGCACATAGTTCACCGTGCCGATGATGTTGCCATCAGTGCTGCCATGCCGCGCGATGATACTGAAGCGGCTATCTGAATCTGCTACATCACCGCTGCTGCCGCTGCCATTCTTGCGCAGCCATACGTTGATGTCATGGATGCTGTTATCGCTATTGGTGAACTGGATTGAAAATGTGATGCTATAAACGCCAGGATGCAGCACCGTGATACGACTGCCTGATGCAACTGCAACGCCGTAGTTGCTCAAGTCGCCAGCGCGCAACAGTATCGCAGTTGGCGTGTTGATCGTCGCTACATACTGTGACGTGGAATCCCAGAAACTGCCCCAATATCCCGGGCAGCCGTGATACTGCAATTGGCTCCATCGCTGCGCGCCATTGCCGATCTTGATATTGCCGGTGTCTGATTCGCGGCCAAACTCACCGGCAAGCAGGATTGGATTCCCTGCCGTCCATGCCGCGCGAGTGTTGGTGCGAATCGGTGCGCTCATGTCTTCTGTAGTGCTAGCTGCACCATTGCGCCATCATCAATGTACTGCGTCTCGCGCACCGTATAAGCAACGCCTGCGACTGTGATGCTGTCGCCATACTTCAAGCTGCCGAAGTTGGATGCGCGCGCGGTCAATGTGTAGTCAGTGCTCAGGATTGCGTCGCTTAGCAGTACCTGAGATGGCATGTCAAGAATGCCCAGCGCAGTCACAGCTCCGGCAGTGCATGTCACGCCGAAGTCATCAAGGAATGCATCCAGGTTCTCGGTGATGGTCACGCGAATACCCTCGATGGGTGTTTGGGTTCGACGAGGTAAACGTCCCAGCCATCGGGGAGGTCGCCCACGTAGTTGACGTGCCAGCCGCTCAGCAGCACGGGTGGGGTAAGCACTTCGCCGGTCTCGGGGTCGTAGGTGGCGCCTCGGTAGATGGGGCCGATGACATCGAGGGCGTGGGTGTGGCTGGCGGTGAGGGGATGCGTGACGCCATCATCGTCGGTGTAAAGAAGGCCAGCAGCATCCAGGCCAGCCATGCCGGTGGATTCGTCGGGGAAGCGGATGTAGGTGGTGGTCATTGCGTGATCGCCTGGAGGGTGCTGTTGGGGAGGCGCTGGGGCCAGTAGGTGAGGCGGCGAATGGTGCCGTTAATTGGAACTGCTGCATTTGCAGTGCCAATAGTTGCCTGAGTAACTGTGGGCAGGGTTGCTGTTGAATTAACTGTTGGACTAAGACCGGCGCCAGTTACGGCAACATTGTTAACTGCTACTGCTGCTGCAATGCGAACTAATGAACCATTGATGAAACTGTTGATTGGCGCACCGGTGTTTCCTTGCAAAACATTGTTATCAACAACAACAACGTTTGCTGTTGTGCTGCCGCCTTGCTGTCCAAGGCGCCAGCGTTCATTTGCTGTTGTATCGTCAAAACCTACAACGCCAATGTTCAGCGTCGTTGCAGGGGAAACGCATTGAGCAAACACCGTCCCCTCATCCTGCCGATACCAAGAGCTGAAATTTGCCCCCGTGATGCTGGCAACGTCCGCGCTGCGGGTGGCGGCTGCGGTGGTGGTGGGGATGTAGCTGGTGGGGAAGGCGCCGGCTTCTAGTTGGGCGCTGGTGGCACTGCCTGTCACCGTCAGCGTCAACGTGCCAGCAGATGGCGTAAATGTCAGTGTTGTCCGCGCCGGAAACGCACCGCTACCAACAGCTGGGCCTGCCGTGCTTGCTCCAGAAAGTGTGACAGTCCCCGAGCCATAAAAAGACAACGTGTGAGCGACCGCTGTAACGGTGACTGATTGAGTCGATAGCGTTGCTGTATTCAGTAGCAGATTCGTCCTCGCCTCCTCCACCAGCAGGCCCAGGCTTTCGCCGGTCGTGGGGTTGTGGTCAAACCTCGGCACATCCACAGCTGCCGTCTGCAGCGTTCCCGCGCTGTCGATGAAGGTCGCACTGCTGGCGCGGGTGAAGGTGACTAGTGGGCCGAGGTTTTTGGTGACGGCGAAGTTAAGGTCGAGGCTTGGCACCGCTTGCGCAGCGCGCGCCAGGCTATCGCCGGCCCATCCTGGTGTCAGCACATAGCGGAAGACCGGCGCGCCAATCATCAGAATCCAGCCTCAAGCACTTTGACGCGCAGCGTGTAGGCGGTGCCGCTGGCAGGCGTATAAGCGCCCAGTGTCTCCAGCACTGCGTACAAGCTGGATGATGCTGGCTGCAATTTCATGATGCCGCCCTGGTAGTAAGCCTGCACGCGCAACATCGAACCACGAACAGCAGGCGTGCCAAGGTCGTAGCTATCCTGCCATGCTGCAGCATCAGATGTCGTGAAGGTATAGGCAGCGTTGTCAAGAATTGCCGTAGGCGCCGCCGAATACAAATGCACGCGGAATCCGGCCATGCCGGATGGCACCGCCGTATTGTTAATCAGCAGCTGGATCGACTGCACAAATACAAACGACGATGAACTTGCAGCGCCGGTCAATTCATGGATCGCGCTAGTTGCACTGCCGATCACATCGCCAGCGGTATAGGCAGTCGTGTTCGCCGGTCGGGTGAACGTGATGCTCGGAATGCTGGCGATGGCCATGGTGCAGTAGCAGTTGAGTTCAGTCTAGGAAAGGCCCCAGCTCAAGCCGGGGCCATCATTGAACAGCTCAGCCGTACTTCTTCAGGCCGAAGCCGAAGCAGGTAACAGCGCTGGAAGCGGTGCCCGTCTCAGCCGTGCAGCTAAGGCGGATGTAACGCTTCAGGTCGTCGTGGTTGAGCGTCTTCACTTCCTTGTAGGCAGCGTTGCCGATCGCAGTGAAGGTGCCACCGGTCACAGCAGTGAACGTGCTGTTGTCGGAAGATTCCTCAATGCGGAACGTCAGATCAGCGCTGGCGCCAGCAGCAGTGCCGGCCAGGATGATCTGAATGTCGCCGTCGTACTCCAGGAGATCGACGCCGGTCTGGTTGCCGGTGGCGGTGATGGTGGTAGTAGCCAGCAGCGTGAAGTGCTGCAGCTTCTCAAGCGTCTGCTGATGGATAGCCATTGATCCTCTTGCGGGTGGGTTTGCGGGAAGGCTGCGGGCAAACTGCCGGGACCGGCTCCACGATCGGAGCCGGCTGCGCTTTGCCCATGTTGATCAGAGCGGTGGCGTCCGATTGCTCGGTATCAACCACCTGCCCTGCCTTGACAGCCACGCCCCTGATGGACGTGTCCTTAAGGATTTGAATCAACATCAGAGGGTGTTGTTGCCGCGGCAGAAGCCTTCAGGGTGACGGACCGCAAAATCGACATCTTGCAGTGCCACCACGCGCACGGTGCCGCTGGTGCTGTGGGTGTAGGGATCCACGGTGAGATCCAATCCACTCCACATCGCCATGATCAGCTGGCTCCACACCGCGAAGAAGATGTCGCCAGACTCAACCTGATTGCTGACGACGGCGCTGTAGCCGTTGACAGTGCCGCCAGGCTCGAACACGTAGGCGCCGGTATCGGTGCCCTTGTCCTTGGTCTTCAGGTTGCCGCGCATGGTGGCATTCATCAGATACGCCATGGCGCCGATGTCGGCGTTGTCCGCGGCGATCTTGGATTCCATGCTCACCACCTCAACATAGGTCGGGGTGGCGGCACCGAAGTCCTCGGTGTTAATGCCGGTGGTCAGCTTGATGCCAAGCGGCTGGCTGGTGTTGCCCAGGCCGTAGAGGCCAACGCGGTCGATCTCAAGTGCCAGCACCGTGGCGAGATCCTGGCGGATCATCTGCTCCACGTCGATGCTGGCCTGCAGCATCAGGCGTCGGCTGTAGTCGGTGAAGGCGCCTACGGTTTTTGGCGAAAGGTTCACCTGATCCACCGTCTGCTGGGACTCGGTGGGCGAGCCCGATTCAGCCAACCAGTATGCGGTCGCCGCAGCGGTCTGGCGCGGGATTGCCACGTTGCCGGTCAGCCCGGTCAGGCTGGTGACGCCAAGGCCGGCCAGTGCCGAGCGGTTGCGCAGCAGTTCGATGAAGCTGCCGGGGCGGAAGTCCGTGCCGACCAGATCGCCAGCGCCGGATGCGGTGCCAACGGTCAGATCACGACGCAGCACCTCGCTCGGCACCATGATGCCCTGAGCAACCTTGCCGGCGCGTGCAGCGGCAGCCTCGGAGCACTCGCGCTCGAAGGCCGCGGCCTCCTGCAGCTTGCGGTCGCCAGGGTTGGCCAGTGCGTTGATCGCGCGCTGGAAGCTGAACTCACGGGTTTCCTTGGCGCTGAGGCCAATGTCGCCAGCAGACTCGGAAACAGGCTGCGCCTTGCTGCCAAGTTGATCGAGCACAGCAGCGCGGGCCTCATCAAGGCTGCGGCCGGATTCGATCAGCTGGCGGCCAAGGTCAGCCATGCCATGCTTCTCGGTGATAGCAGTGATGCCAGAGATGCGGGTGCGCTCAGCCTTGGCAGCCTCTGAAGCCGCTTCAGCCCGCACCGCCATCAGATCGGTGGTGGTGTCTTCCATGTC